TATCACGAGTTCGAAACATTCTAGCTTCGCCTAATGAATTAATAAATTCTAAATACGGCTCTTCGCTATCTTTGGGCATTTCGTGTCCGCCTTGCATTGCCGAATATTGTTCTAATGTATATTTTTCTTTGCTCATGGATTATTCCTTGCAAAATTTGCTTGTGAGAATGTTGATCTATTAACCAACTTAACATCTTTATCTACTACATAACCTTCGCCATCTTTTACTGCTTGTATATCAGCTTTTTGATTATCTAATAATTCAATTACTTTATTTTTTACAGTCTTAATTCCCTTAATAAAACTAAATGTAGCATTAAAGCCTTTTGCTTTAGTATTTACATAATCTAATAATCTCTCTTTTTTAGGTTCAGATAAATTACTACTTTGTACCCATTGTACAAAATTTGCTCCTAGATTATCTAGTGATTTATTTTTTACACTAGCATTTATATATTGATAAAGTATCTCACCAAAATTTTTCATTTTAAGTTCTGCTGGTACATTGAATAAATCATCTATTGCTTTTGCATTCTTATTTAAATAATTTTCTAATTCATCTACTTGAGGTAGATCTACTCCAGGTGATTTTTGCATTGTAACTGGTGGCATAATCATTGTTGCTCCTTGTTGGAACTGTCCCATATCAACATTGCTAGTAGTACCATCTAATCCTATAGCTTTATGTATTACAACTCCTACTTCACTTGCGAGTATCTTTTTGCCAATATCACTATTAGCAACAACTTCATACTTTGTAGTATTTGGCATAAGAGTAATTTTATTATTTTCTTCAGTAGGCTTGTTCATCCATAATAGGTCACCTATAACGTAACCTCTGAATCCTTCTGGAACTGTGCTTTCTACTTTATCCCATATACCACCCATTGTTTTTGCAAAGTCTGCATTATCTGGGTTTCTGTTAACTATCATATCTTCTAGTCCTTTAGAACTAGTTACTCTACCATTATATTTTACTGCACCAAATCCTGATTTATCAGTTAAAACAAATTCACCTTTTTCATTACGTCCAAATACTATTGCTGGTCTTCCGTCCCATTTAATAGTAACTGAACCAGGATTTTGTTCAACTTGATGTAGTGTACTGATTGCTTTTTTACCGCCTGCTACCCCATCACGAAGAATTAAATCTTCAAGATGTTGTATTCTTGCGTTTTCTTTAAGATTTGCTTTGTACAAATCTTTTTGAATAATTCTGTGTTTTCTGTTATCTCTGGATTTACGTTTCTTAGACCCAACAAATAGTATTTCTTTTATTTTCATCTTGATGTCCTGATTTTTTTGATACCTCGATTAAAACGTTCGGGATCTCTATTTTTAATACTTAACATAATCCTTTTGTTTAAATCTTGAGCTGTTTCAGAATCAAAATTTGCATCAATCATTTCAAGAATATTGATAATACTACTGATAGCATTGGTACCTCTACTCTCAAGGATTGCGTTTTTATCTTTCTTAGGTGCTAAAGAGTTTATTTCCTCTAACAAGCTACGAGTGCGTTTTTTCATTGTATCTCTCCAGTAATAATTTACTTATAACTGTATTTATCTAATTATTACTTCTTTTCAGCATACTTCGAAGTTTGTCGTGTCCAGATAATGTGTTCTCTACTACACTATTTTCAGCTATACTCTTCTCTTGATGGGTTACTTTGTTCTGTGCTTTAATTTTTTCAAACATAGCACTAGGTTGATTAGCTACAGATCCTTGCTCTTCTTCTGCTAAATCGCTAATACGAAGCCCAGATACGTCAAATGCTAGGTCTACTTTTTGCCCCACTCCACTACTACTTCTAGTCTTCATAAACTGTATTTGATATCTGCCTCTTTCACGCATTGCTTGGCTACTAAAAATACCAATAACGTTATCTGCTGTCTGAATTTTACTTAAACCACCAGCAATATGAGAGTGATCAAATTCTACTTCTTCTACTGCACTTCTGTTTAACTGAGATGCTGTCGCTAGTAATATATCATTTTCTACTGCAAAATTACGCAATTCTTCTGATACAAACTTGTCTTTAATAAACAGATCACTTGGACTTACTTTGCTCTGTGCTGGCATCATTAAGTCTAAGTAATCAACACATACTCCATCAATTTTTATATTGTTTTTTACTTCATACTCTTTAATAAAACTTGTAATAGTGTTAACTGTAATACCATTAGGTAATTGTACAATTTGCAATTTACCCGCATCTTTACCTTGCATACGAACTTTTAAATCTACATCATCTGCATTTTTAAATACTTCTCTGGTATTCATTCCTGTTAGCATACTATCTAATCGCATACTACATAGTTCTTCACTTAATTCTAAACTAATATAAATTACATTTTGCCCTGCTAGTGCCCAGTTCAATGCCAAATTCTGTAAGAACAAACTTTTACCACCACCTGACGGTGCGGCAAATATATTTAATTCTCCTCTGTTAAATCCACCATATAGTTTTTTATCTACTTCAGCCCAACCTGTGCTAATACCACCTCTTTGATTTCTTATACGTTCAATACGTTCAGCTGGACTTTTCCAATAATCTGTACCCATATGTTTTGCTAAACCTAATTGTACTGCTTCTTTTACCATTCTTTCTACAGGACCATATTCGCCCTTTTCTAAAAGATCAGCACTTTTTAAAATTGCACTTTCTAATGCTTTATGTCTACAAAATATTTCAAACTCATCTATAAACCATTTCTTATGTCTATCATCAACATCTTTTAATGGCTGTAGTTCTAAATTTGAGATTGCTTTAATTTGATCTAGTGTAGGCAATGCTTGATATTCTGTTGCATGACTTTGTACAAATTCGACGGTTTTACGTAGCTCTCTGTCAAAGAATTCAGGATTTAATATTGCATTTACTCTAACAAATAAATCTTGATCTTGTGACAAGAATTCTACAAACAATCTTTGTAGATCTACTGAATATTCTTTACCTTCGTTCATTTGCAAACCTTCCTCATTAATAGTTCAATTTTTGTTGGATTTTTGTGCCTACTATTTATAATACTTCTTATTGTATACAATCTTCCGTATTTTGTCAAGGCATCACTTGCATCTTTACAATCTTTCCATTCTGGAAAGGATACACTGAAACCATGTTTTATAGCAGACTTACACATCATTTTACCAGGTTCATCTAAATCTGGTAATACTATAATTTCTTTATCAAGGCTTTTTAATATCTCAGCCTGTTCTTCGTTTATATTATTTCTACCTGTAGCACAACCATCTGTTACTATAGCATCAAGTTGACCTTCTGTAACTATAACCATTTCTCTATTTCTTGTTTGCCTATCAAGCCCATATACAAAATCTGCTTTAGGTTGTTGATTATAATATTTTGCTACTTCCTTAGGTGGAGTTCCTATCCATCTAGCAGTATAGCCTACTATATCATTCTTATACGTAAATGGTATAATAAATCTTCTGTTCATTCTACCAAATTGTTTACTAGGGCTATACATAAGTCTAGAGTCAGTTACATCAAATCCTCTACTAGTTAAATATGATACTGCATCAATCCAATTTTGATCAGGATCTTTAAATTCCATAAACGGCTTTGCACCCTCTGGTAAATCTTTTTTATCCCAACCAATATTTAATTGCTTTGGTTTTTCTTTTTTAATTAATAACGTAGCAACATCTTGCTCACGTAATAACTCTAGTTGAATACGATGTATATCGTTTTCATCTGCACCTAATATAGTTAATAATTTTTTTAATTTGTTTGTTATTCTATTATGTTGTGTATACCCTGTTTTATAATTGCAATTAAAACAATTATATTGAAAATGATCTTCTTCAAAATAAAAACCACCTCTGCCTTTTGTATCTGGCCTGCTTTCACCGTTTCTTACACACATAGGACAATTACCAGAAACCCACCCATTGGGGTTACTTCGCCAGTTAGTAGGTATCAGAGTTCGAACGTAGTCATTCATTAAAGTCATAAGTGTATATTACACTCTAATTACGACTTTGTCAAGTGTTCCTGCTGATTGAGTAAATTTTGCTCTTAGATATTTAACGTTTGTTCGAAAAGTCCAAGGATCTA